GTAATAAAAACTGAGCGTTCCATACTTCTCCTTGGCCTGGCTGGCAACAACTTGTATCTCTTCACCATTCTTCGAACAAAGATCGCAGAAGTATTGAAGTTTCTCTAAACACTTGGAAATCAATGTGTTCCATCCATTATCAAACTCAAAACCCCAGCTTAAACAAGTTTGCATTGGATTTCCACCATAATCTCTAAGAATTTTGGGGTATTTCTTTACAAGTTCTAATTCGAGTTCTTTATCCATACTTCTAATATTAATATATTTTTGAAAGAAGTCAATAGAAAAATACAATATATAAGATAAATACTTATATGACCAAATTAAATAATGCGGAACGCGAGGAGTTTATATGTCAAGCATACCTTAACAGGACGCACACTACAACACAGCTTCAACAAGAATTTAGAATATATCCGAATGAAATATACAAAGTGTTAAAGAAAAACAATATAGAACTCAGAGGTGCAAATTTACCAAAAGAAAAAGCATTAAAAATTTGTGAAGAATACAAAAGCGGAAAAAGCTTAAAGAAGGTATGTGAGGAGTTGAGTGTGGCTGAATCTACAGTATTAAAAATTATAAAAAAGTATAAAATAGAGACGAGAAAAGAAGCTGGACAATTTCCAAGAAAATATAATTTAGATGAAACGATATTGAAAAATATAGACACATTCGAAAAGGCTCAATTTTTAGGGTTGATATACTCAGATGGATCTTTATCAAAATACAATAAACTTATTTCTATTAGATTGCGAGAGGATGATAAGGATTATTTGGACAATTGGAGGATTAATTTTTTAAAAACAAATAAGCCAATGAGTTATGTATTTAAACCAATAACAATAAGCCCTTTGAATAAAAAAGAATATAAAAATGAGTACGGATCATTTATTTTAGATATAACATCTAGAAATGTATATAATGATGCGTTAAATTTGGGGTTGTGTCCAAATAAAACTAAAGCAAATCTACCAATGCCAAACATTCCAGAAGAACTAAAAATAGCATTTATTTTAGGATTATTTGAGGGGGATGGTAGTGTTTGTTTTAACTTAAAAAATAGAAGTAGGTATTTTTCTATAGCCTGTCAGGAAAATATGGGACTAGATATCAAAAAATACTTTGATTCTATTGGATTATTTTCTTCTTTTAAGAAACAAAAATATATATGTACAGTTACAATTGCACGTAAAAACGATCTCGAAAAACTTTATAATTTGCTCTATCAAGATGCATCAATATACATGAAAAGAAAGAAGTTAAAATTCGAGGAAGCCCTAAATGCTTTTTAACTCTTACTATTCTTCCCAACGCCAATTTTTATAATCCCAATGTCTGGAATCATAAATTCTCAAGCCAGCTTCGAATCCCAAAAAATTTAAATTTATACCCAAGCCGCCATGATCTTTTGTGATTGGAGAAAAATCTAATTCAAATTGAAAAATATTATCTCCTGAATAAAATGTTTCAAATTCTATATTCTTGTATTTAGAAAGCTGTTTATAAAAAGAAAAATACTTTTCAAATTCTTTTCTTGGTTTGCAAAAGTTTCTCAACGTTATATTAAAGTACATCCATCTATATTAGCTTGTTTTGCAAGGATGTCAATAAAAAACCCTATCTGAAGGTTTGAACTCCAGATAGGGAATATTATGTTTTATTACAGAATTTTTATATTATTTTTTAAAGTTCTTCGGAAGAGACTGGAAGAAGGCTTTGAAACTCTTCTTCAGAGATTTCAGTAGCTCCTGCAGAAATGAACTGAGAAGCAATCTCAGGCATTGCTGCTATAAGAACGTTTCCCTGTTCATCTAGAGGAGCATCTGCTACTGGAGCAAACCATGTTTCTGCTTCATTGGAAGGATAACCTGAAGCATTATCCATGTTGTCTCTAATTGTTTCATATGTGACTGAATCGGTTTTGAAGTATTTGTTCATAAGATTTTATTAATAAATTGCCCATTTAGAGTTGAGGTATGTTTCAACAGATTGGCGTTGAGTTGTTGTTAGAGCAGTGTTGTAGATGAGAATTTCTGAGATGTCCCCATTAAAAGGAAGCCCACCACTTGCTCCTCCGATATCACCAACAGCAAAGTTTCCGTTTCCTCTTGATCCCAATTTATCTACAATGCCAAAATTTGTTTCGCTTGCACCATTTATGTAGCCTTTAGAAGTTCCGCCTAGCCCTGAATCAACAACAGAGAACAACCACCAATTTCTTCCTGGTGATGTAAAAGATGAACCAGTAACTCTATACCATTTTCCTGCAGTATTATTTTGCGTTAAAGCATAATTATTAGCAACATCGAACTGACATTGTTCAGATGAACTATTAGTTTGTTTTGAAACTATAAACACTGTTCGAGTATCTGTTACTAAAGATGAAACCGCGTTTAAATTGAACAATCTATCATTTGACCCATCAAACCTCAGAATGTTTTTACCGTTTTTAACGGAAGTCTTCAAAAGGGGTCTTGCATTAGCAGTTCCTTGAGTAGCGTGATTTCCCAACCCAGATTTATCAGCCCAGCGAGCAACAGCAGCTCCATCAGTAGTCACCAAAGAACCACCAGCAGTCGCATCAAAGAGAGTAGAACTATCTGCTGCATCTAACCAGAGTTGTAGACCAGAAATTGTAAGAGGAACTGGTGTTGTTGAAGTATCATTTACAACAACAAAATTAGAAGCAGCTGCATTATTAAGAGTCAAAGTTGCAGTCTCAGCACCTTCGGTGAGTTGATCTGCTGACATCGTAATAGTTGCTGTTGCAATATTATTGTTAACAGTGAAAGATCCACTCAGAGATCCGCTTGTGACGTCATTAGAGGAGATACCTGTGATAGTATATGGAAGAACTGTTCCATTGGCGACATTTGTTGTGTTCAATGTAAAAGTCACGGAAGATCCTTCATTGACAGAACTTAAGCTTCTTGCTATTGCATAAGTTGGAGCCATTGAGGTATCATTTACAACTACAGAATCAAAATCTGCTACATTATCAAGTGTCAATGTAGCAGTTTCAGCACCTTCTGTTAATTGGTCAGCTGTTGCTGTAATAGTAACTGTTGCTAAGTTGTTATTAACTGTGAAGTTACCTGTCAATGATCCGCTTGTTATATCAGCAGCAGAAATGCCTGTAATTGTATAAGGGACTTCTGTTCCGTCTGCTACATTTGTTGTTGTGAGAGTAAAAGTAACAGAGGCTCCTTCGTCTACAGAACTTACGCTTTTTTCAATAGAATAAGTTGGTTCTGGTTCTGACAAATCAAAGAAAGCTTTGCCTTGAATTTTAGTGTTTCCGAATAGTTTAATGTTTGCCATAATATTTTAAAAATTGTTTAGTTGTCTGCGTACTTTATGTACACTATTACTTATTGTTTAAGAAGTCTTTTTTTTTGAGATTACTTTATAAACTCTGCAAAATAAACGTCTCTATCCTCATATCTAACTCTAACTGCTTCTTTCGCAATTTGTAGAGGATTGTCTTTAAATGCGCGAACTCTATAACTACCCCAAAAATCATATGTCCAAAGTTTATTTTGTCCTTTTGGGTACATGTATACCACAATTGCATGACCGGTTCGTTTTAGAGTCTTTTTATCAATCCATTCATACCTAAGAACTTCTGACCAGACATCATATTTTTGCAAACCTTCTCGGAAAGCAATTGCGGTAGGAAGGCACGCATTTCGTTTTGTTTCCATCCAGGATTCTGAATTTGTTGGAGTTGTAGAGCATGACATTAAGCAGGCTCCAATTATTGCTAGCAGTGTATTTTTTATTTTCATATTGATAAATTTATCTTGGCAGGTATATTGCTTTTATTGCGGCCAGGTCTTCTTTCGGGCAAATTTGATAATCACCATAGTACCATTCAGAAACTTGCTCGCGTACAATTGTTTCTACTGCTTCTTGAGGAGTATCGTAATCTCCTTCGTAGCCATCTACAAGCACAAGTGTTTCCGGATCTAGTTTTTGTAATACTTCAATTAGTTCTTTGACTTTCATAATTTTGATTTATAAGTTTCGTCCACTGTTCTTTTGTTATTATTTTACCATCTAAAATAGAAAATACAAATGAAGAATTGTCTTTAAAATTTCTTTTAATCATTAGCGCTTGTTCTTTTCTGGTTTCGACTGTTCTTATATCATGTACCACTTCTAAGATATGATCGATATACTTTTTTGCTTTTTCTCCTGCTTCGCAAATTTTTTCCAATTCTTCTTTTAATTGAATAGCAATTTCATAGTCAAATTCAGTTTCAATTGTTTTATAAAAATTATCATAAGAAGGCATTTCTTTTTCTATATAAAATTCAATAAGGTTTTTAGTAGAACTGAGTTGCGATTTAACTCTATGTAAAAGAAGATAACGGTCTGATTTAGTTTTCTTAAGAATTTGTCCATTGTTTCCGTAAATAACAATTCCTTCTCCTTTCTTCCATTGATTAACCGATTCAATCATAGAAGATAGTGAATTAAATTGATAACGAATGGGTCTTTCTGTTTTCCACTCCGAAGCGAATACATCTAAATCTTTTTGTAGCAAATAAGAATAGTCATCATGCTTTATTATTCCGGTAAGCCAAAGCGTTGGTTCTTCCGCTTCTCTTTCGACGATAACATTTTTTGGAGAATACCATTCGCAAATAATTGAATAATCTTCACTATTCAGAATATCATTGTCAAAAATTAAAGGATACTTTTGTTTTAAAAAGGGAATTTCATCGCCATTATTTAAGATGCATGCATCGTGGGTTCCTCTCGTTCTAACAATCAACTCTTCTTTAAACTTTGAAATAATCAAAGTTGATCCATCTAGCTTGTGAATAAACTCTATGTCTGAGTCAATATCGAGCGGTTCAAACTCTAATTGCTCTCCAAGGTTTGTAAATTTCTTGAATGACGCGCTGACTAGTTCTCCATCGTTAGTCCAAATGGAAGAGCGAAATATTTTATTTTCTTCGCTCCATTTAACGTCTAGCTTAACAGGAAAAATTAATTTACAATCAGTATTTGCAATAATACAATCTCTGATGCAAAATTCTTCCGAACATGGAAAACTGACTTTCATATTATATTATAAATCTATATTACCCCAAATTTCATTAATGTCCAAAAGTTTATGCATGCATCCATTGACTCTTTCAGTCCAGGAGCTATGAAAATGACCATACAAAT